TAGTTTACAAGGCTGTTAAAACTTTTTAAATTAAAAGGTTTGTCCTTGTAAAAAACAGCCCAAATGGCTTCAGCGTCGAGGATTTGCTCGCACTTATAATTCTTTTTATTAACGTATTCTAATAATATACGCGGTTTAGGTCTACTCATAAGTTCTCCATAAACTACGTATATATTTATCTAATTTTGGCTAGAGAACCCGCCCCCGTCGAACTGCACAGTGATGTTTTCACCGGTGTTTTTTTGTAAATTTTTTAACAACACATCGTAGTCTTGATTGACTTTTGCTAAGACTTCGGCGAGTGCGGCTGTAACTTGTTTAGCAGTTACAATGTCTATTCGAATATCTTTTTGTTTAGCTAGGTCGGCACCTTTTACTTGTTGAATAAACTGCAACAATGGATAGGTGTTAATCTGGTTTGACATTGCTTAATACCTGTTTTAATTCTAATTCTGTTCTAAACGGACCTTTGTATGCATAACGTTCTACAGTGATTAATTTAGGACAAAAACTCTTGACCCACCCTTTGTTAAACTGTATAGCATAGTAACCTGCACAATATAAACTTTTGCTTTGTAAGCTCTTGGTATATAATGGAAGTTTTCTTTGAACATCATACATGGCGTTATACGGCTTACATGCCGCAGGAAATGTATGCACATCTTTATCCTGCGTGTTAACCACAGTAGACTTAACTTTGCTTTGAAAAAAGTCTTTACCGAACTGTTTAATTAGATCATCTTTTTTATTAAAGTATGCTTCTCCATCTTTTGAACTTAGCATAAATTTATTATTTTCTTTTTTATGTAGAGTGGCAATTCGTTCACCGTCATCTTCTACAATCCAAAACTTTCCATCTACGATAGGTTTTGCTTTTAAGTTCATTTCTTTCTCCATACTTTCATTTAGAATACCGTGCTTGAAATGGTTCTGCATATTGCTGTATATTATCAGCAACTCTTTGTAAATCATACAAGTTACAAAATTTTAACAATCTAATACCTACCTGGTCAATACTTTTGGGTTCAGTAATTTGATTAGTTATAGTTTCAACGATGACATTTCTAATGTCATCAGGTTGTTGTGTAAGATCAATTAACTTTCTATTGCGCTCATAATCATCTAACACACGATGTTCTTTACCTTCATGGTCTAACCAACGCTGAAGCATGAGATTGTTCCACGCGAATCCTTTTTGGCTTCTATCTTCAAATGCTTCTTGTAGTTTAGTTTTTCTAACGCCGGGATACGCCGAAAACACATTGTCACTAGTATCACCGCGAATACATTTTTCAAACAACAACCATTCTGGATTAGGCACTGCCTTAGGCAGTTTAGTCTTGTTATCAATAACCATTTTGCCTTTTTTATCAAAGATACCTTCGTGTGTAGTTAATGTATCAGCTACACCATTGTATTGTTTAACATTGGGGGCAATTAATTGTGCAAAGTCGCTGTCTGTCGAAATAATTACGTGATTGTCATTAGGATGATTTTGTATGAAGCCTGCAATCAAATCATCAGCTTCTAATCTAGGATTTTGTAAAACTGTGCAATTAGTCTTTGTAGTGACAAAATCTTTAAACTTATCAAATGTTTCCCAGAACAGTTTATCTTCTTCTTGTTCTTTAACAGTCATTGCACTGCGAGTTTCTTGACGATTACGCTTGTAAGGCGCATAGTAGTCCTTGCGCCAGCTTCGACCTTCAAGGCAGAATACCACATGCTTCCCCTCAAAGTCTTGCCATGCCTTCTTAATCGAATTAAGAGTAATGTGCATGGCCATGCCAAGTTTTGTATCAGCATCGCCTTTGATTACATGTCTAGCACGAAAGAATGTGTTAGCAGTATCTACTAAAATATATGACATTTTAAATATTCGATTCTTTAATAAATTGTTAATGTATTGTTCAAAATTCCATATCTGCAGCCAGCACAAATCGATTTGTGTTACTAGGGCAAATACCCGGTCTGTGCCACACTTTACTTGGATATATAACCCATGTAAAGTATTCAGGCTTTACAAAAAATGATTCATTTTTCTCAGGATCACTTAGTGTGAACTCTGTGCCACTTTCGTCAAAATTTATAACATCGTTCGGTATTCTTAAATACATTATACCTGATAGTTTGTCAGAAGTCAAGTCATGATGATGGTGATGCCATAGTTGTTGGCGATCTTGATTGTCATTTTGATTAGTCATAAATGACCAGCAGTTAATACCTTTAACTTTGGTTTCATGCCCAAGATACATAAAACAAGCAAATAAAAAACTCATTCGATATTTTAACCAAACTGCTTCTTGTCTTGCAAATAAGTTTTCTTTAGTTTGATACTTTGGACTATTTTCAAAATAGTTTCCAGCATCGATAATTTGTTTTACTATATCGCAGGTTTGATCAGTGTCTGTTTGAGTAATAATATTAGAGAAATCGTATTTTTTAATAATCGAGTCTATGGTCATTTTTTAGCATCTTGTATATTAACAACGTTAATAGACCCTGCCATTCTTTCAGACATGCCTTCGTCTGCAAGAATGTTTCTACAAAGTTCTCGAAACCAATGATCTACAATTTCTTCATCGTTATCACCTTGAAAGCCGTTAGCTTTTAACATAGCAATAAATGGCTCGTTCCAATCAAGTTCGAAAAATCCGTTTCTTGGATTTTGAATATTGACTTTAGTATCTAATACAGCTACCCAAGGTTCTCCCTTTTCGGTAGCTAGTTCTTTTTCTGTTTTCGGTTTAACAGTTGGTGTTTCTTCTGTAGGCGCACTGGCAAACAGTTTTTTAAAAAATTCTTTTATCATCAAGTTCCCCAAGCATTGTTCCAAATATCGACTTGCAATCTAGGCGAATATTTATAACCTTTATCCATTGATAGTTGTGCAACTTGTTTAGTGTTTAAGTGATACAAGTTATTGACACCACCAACCGGCATTAAATATACTTGCCCGTCAAATCCGCTATCTTTGTATACCGATACTGCACGATCTACCTCTTCTACATCGTGTTGTGTGCTGACAACAAATTTTAAGTATGCACTACCTAATTCTGAATACGAAGTAACGATAGTGGGCTGAATAGCATCCTCCCAAGTTTCGCCTGAGCAGGTTAGTTTAGGACTGATTGAAAAAGTAACATTAACATCTGATTGATGTCGCAACCACTCTGCAAACTTAGGATCTAAGTCTTGGGTTCCGTTAGTTTCGAATGTTACATTAATTAGTCCATTGGCTGCACATTCTTCAATCAATTTAGGCCATGCACGTTGCCAACCGAGCAACGGTTCACCACCAGTAATTACTAAGTGGATGTCACTGCCGTTGGCTTGTGTCCATGTTTTGTTTGGGATTAAATCTTCCATCTTAGTTTTAATATCTTCTAAAGATATAAATGGGCTTAGATGTTTGTAATCAGGATGCCAACTAGCGTAACTATCACATCCTGTGCTAACTAGCGGCAGATCGTCGTAAGTTTTATATAAGTTAATTTGTTTTGCAACATCTTCCGGCTCTGTGCTACGCTTTCCAGTATCGAGGCCAAAGCCCCTACATTGAAAGTTACAACCAAAAGAACGCAGGAATACACTAGGTGTTCCTGCATATAATCCTTCGCCTTGAATACTATAAAATATTTCTGCAATTTTAATTTTGTTCATAGATATTTGACCATTTTTTTAATTTTTCATGTTTAGCTTCTGAGGCTTTTTCGATGTTAGTGTAACTGACTACTTCGAGTTCTTGAAGAATATCAATCATGGCCATTAAGTCGCCAAGCTCTTCTTCTAAGTGTTGTCTGTTAGTTTTGGGTTTACCTGGCTTGTAATTATCCATACCGAAGCGATTAATTTTACTTACAGCTTGGATAACTTCGGCACATTCTTCACTGAGAATGTTCATTACTTCATTTATCTTTTCTTGCATTTCTTAATTCCTCAACATCTTTAACTGCTAATTGTAACACATTAGCATAGTTAAGAGCAACCTGTTTGTTCATGACAATAGATGTTTCGAAATCAGTATACCCTTTGGTAAACAGTTTCCAGATATGCGCCCATCTAGTCATTGACCAAAAATTGGTTCTGGTATTAGTGTAAATTGTTATGGTAACACCAGTATCCTCTGCTTCAATGTCAATAGTGTGAGTGCAGTTGTCATCGCCGCAGTCACATACAGCTTTATACATTTTGCTAGTGCCCCAATCGTTTACTAGTAGTAAACCTTGTGCCGGCTGTTGTGCTATCATAACTTTAATTGTTCCATTGTTGCAATTTTAGCAATGCGTTCACCAAAGTCTTGGTCATTGGTAATAATATAAGTAGTAGAATCATTACGATCACTTTTACGATCATAACGCCTAAACTCTACAACCTTGCCACCCACTGCACTAAACACTTTAAAATTTAATATAGGTTCGTCGCTAACAACATCACAGTCGTCTCTGCTGATCAATCTACTAGATGACGTTTTACAGTTTTCTTCGCCCAACTCACGGCCTTGGTAAGTCCAACGCCATAACATCTTTTTAAACCATTTCATTTACATGTTCCTAAAAATTCATCTAATCTTTTTGCAGCCTCGTTGAAGTCCACAGCCCAAACTTTAGCGTATATTAAATTATCGGTAATCTGCATGTCAAATGGAATTTCTCCATTAAATCTAAAATTGTCTGGAACTTCGGTGGTAACAGTGAACTCGTGCAAGTTCTTTGCTCTAAAGATTAAATTGTTAGCCATATCAACTGAGTTCATAATAATCCTTAAGTTGGAAAAGGCCACGCATTGCTAGGCTTTGGCCGAGATTTTAACTTTACGTTCTCTTCAATAACTTCCCCGGTTAGTTCGTCACATAAACTAACTTGATAAGGGGCAATAATATGAACGGCAGTATCTTCTTCACCCCAATCATGCTCACCATCATAGAGCCAACCGGCACCACCTTCGTAGTATGCTTCTTTTAACTCTTGTTGTTCAAGTTCGGTGATGTCGTCACTAAACTCCCACTCAATGCTGACACTGTCATCAAACTCACAGCCCCAACCGCAATCAGTTCGAGCATAGGCAACAGGATCACCAGACCAGGGAAGGTTGCAATCTAAATCACCTTCAACAAAGCCTTGTCCCCAGCGATAGGTTTCATCAATGTTAAACCAACTGATGCTGTCATCAGGATTCTTACGATACATTTCTACATGGTAGACGATGCTTTTCTTCTCCAGAGGTTTGATAACATAGACCTTACTCATTTAAACATCCTTGCATCTAAGATTATTGCTGACCCTAAGATTAACCATACTATGCCAGGCCAAACGTTCCCCACAAGAATGTGCGCAATACCTGAACCTAGGTTAGCACCACCAACTACATAGCCAATCGTTTTACGGTTACGACCAAACCATTCAAAAAACTTATCCATTATATTTCCTTAATAACGTATTTTGATGCAGGGTATTTCGCCTGCAACCATTCTAACAAGCCAGCCTCAACTGGCAAGCGAATGCTTTCAAACTTGTTGGTAATGTATTTCATCGTGGTGCGAACTCTTGTTGTAGTTTAATATTGTCAAAGAACTCTTTCTTTGTATGAGGATCGTCTTTAAATGTTCCTCGTAACACTGTAGTTTGTGTTAATGAACTATGTGCCATAATACCACGATTCTCACAACAACCATGCACTGCCTGCACGTAGACTGCTACATTTTCTGATTCGGTTGCTTTGCTAATCTCGCGGGCAATGTCGTTACAAAGTTCCTCCTGGAGAGTTCCTCTGCGGGCGCACCACTGTGCAATGCGTGTGTATTTACTAAGTCCAATGAGTTTTTGCGCGGCAATAATACCAATATAAGCAACGCCACTAACGGGTTGATGATGATGGCTACACATACTACGAAGCTCGCTTCGAACAACCAACATACCTTCGTAACGGTCCTCCGAATCATTTGGAAACGCAGTTGCATCTGGTTCTGGTTCATATCTACCTGCCATTATTTCGTTAAAATACATTTTGGCCAGTCGTCTTGCTGTGCCTTTACTATTTGGATCAGTCTCGCGATCAATGAGTAACCGATCTAGAACTGTTTCGAATGCTTCCGCTGCCTCGCTGATCAGTTGTTCTTTATTTTCTTCGGTAACATATTCACTAATGTTGTCACCTGCCCAGAAGCGTTTGTTATCACGCTTCATCTTTGCGCGAAGATAGTTGCCTAGATACTTTTCTTCTTGATATCCGCCATCACCGGCCATTGCATCTAGCCCAGTTTCTTTTTTAACATACACTTCTTGTTTTAAAGGTATGTAGCTATCTGATTTAAATTCTAGTGTAGGTTTAAGTGCAGGATCTGGTGTAAATTCTTTTGTCAATTTATTATTCTCCGAGTTATCGACGTGGATGTCTTTGTATTATTATACAATATTATTTAGGTTTTTGCAACCTCAATAGGACATTTTTCTTAATTGCTGATTTCAATACGTTCAAATTAATTCCTAATTTGGCAGCATACTTTACCCATGCACTAGTATCTTTTGGAAAGCATCCACCGCCAAATCCGTAGTATCCGTCCGGGCCAGGCACCTGCATATGGCTTAGGCCAATACGATTGTCTTCTGCTAGATACATTCTAATAGTATCCCATTTGTATCCGTGTGCCACTGCCAACTCACTCATTTCATTCATAAACACTACTTTGGTGGCTAGATACGAATTAATAGTGTATTTGACAAACGCAGCCTCACCAATTGAACAATGCTCTACCATTGTTATAGGCTGTGCCAGTTTAATAATACGTTCAGCTTCATTTCTATAGGCAGCAATCTTACCACCTATAATAGCATTAGTTTCTTTGAGATAATCTTGGTTAGCATTGGCGGCTGTTAAGAACTCTGGTATATGCACAAGATTGGGATATACTGACTGCATCTTTTCGTAAAACTGTGGTGGTGCAGTAGTCTTGCTGATGATTACATTTTTATAATCACGTAACATATACAACACTGAGTTTAATATGCTAGTATCGCATTCACCTGAATCTTTTGCAG